ATATCTTGCTTAATACCGCCTACGATGTATGATTCAACTTCAGTTTCTTGTGGTGCTACTTGTACACCTTTAGATGATAACCAATGCTGTGTCCACGGTAATGGGTTTTGTGTTGCTGGAATGTCGTAAATTGGATCAAAACCTATTGCTTTTAATCTTTTGTTTGCTATCCATTCTACGTATGTAGATAATAATCTTTCGTTAAGTCCAATTATAGATCCGTCTTTGAATAAATGTCTTGTCCATGCTTTTTCTTCTGCAATACAATTTTTAAACATTTCAATAACTTGCTTATCACACGACTTCATTATCTTTTGCATATCTTTGTCATCACCTTTTTGCCATGCTTTGATAATGTGTGTTGTTAAGTTTAAGTGTGTTGCTTCGTCTCTTGCAATCAATGATAGTAATTTTGCTGAACCTTCCATAAGTTTAAGTTCGCCAAATGCAAATGTACAAGCAAATGATACATAAAACCTTAGTCCTTCTAAGATGTTTACATTAATCATTGCAAGATATAATTGCTTCTTAACATCAAGTATATCACCTTTGCCTTTAACAAAATAGTCTTGTGCTAACTTACCAAATGCATCATAATTTTCTGTAACTGATTTTGCTCTTTTAAGTATTTCGTCATCAGCAAGTATAGTATCAAAAACTTCTGCTGGGTTTGAGTAAACATTTTTCATTATGTGTGTGTATGCTCTTGAGTGTATTGTTTCAAAGAAATCCCAAGTTACAATACAACCTTCAAGTTCTGGATTAGAAACATATGGTAAGAAGTTTAAACATGGACCTCTACCTTGTACAGAATCTAATAGTGTTTGGTACTTTAGATTTGCTGTAAAAATATGTTTTTGTTCTGGTCTAAACTGTTGAAAGTCTGCTCTATCTTTTTGTAGTGATACTTCTTCTGGTCTCCAAAAATAACCTAGCATTGTTTGATTTAATTTATCAAACTGAGGATACTTCATATTATCGTACCTTTGTACTGCTAGATCTTCACCAAAAAACATTGGTTGTTTCATCCAGTCTACATTGGTTGTATTAAAAATTGTCTTTGACATGGGTACCTATTTATATTGTGCAGGCTTCACACTCTTCACCGTCATCAGTTGATGGATAAAGATTATCAACAGCAGGTTCTAAGCCGTTAACTACGTGTAAACCGTTTGCATGAGTTTTTAATTCCATTTCAACTTCTTCGCCTGCATCTTCTTCTTTAACTGCACTTAATCCTGCAGGTTGTACTTCCTCTTCTTCACCTTTAAAGTCATATGTATTTTGATAGTATGATGTTTTCCATCCAAGTTTATATGCTGTTAACATATCATGAGCCATTACTGATAATGGAACTTCGTTGTTTTCAAATTTTAATGGATTGTATGACCAGTTACCAGATATGGCTTGATCAAAATATTTCTGCATCATAGACACAATATTAATATATCCTTCGTTGCTTGGCATATCCCATAGCAAAGTATAATCATTTTTAAGTTTAGGAAACCCAGGAACAATTTGTTTTAATGGACCTTTTTTAGATTTTTTAATTGATAGTAATGCTCTTGGTGGTTCTATTCCGTTTGTTGCGTTACTAACTACGGAAGAACTTTCACTTGGCATCTGTGCTGACAATGTTGAATGTCTTAATCCATATTTTGCAATATCTTTTCTTAGACTCTCCCAAGCCATTCTCTGTTTGTGTGGAACAATACTGTCTACTTCTTTTTTGTAGTGATCAATTGGCAGTAAGCCGTCTGCATATTTTGTTCTATCAAACTTATCACACTTGCCTTTCTCTTCTGCAAGATCACATGATGCTCTTAATAGATAATATTGGAATGCTTCAGATAATCTATCTACTGATTCCCAGGCCTTTTTATCGTTATATCCATAGCCTAATTTTGCTAGATAGTGTGCTAGGCCTATATAACCCACACCTAAACTTCTTCTAGCCTTAGTGCTTATCTCTGCCGCTTTAACGGGGTAATCTTGATAGTCGATGATCTCGTCCAATGCTCTCACAGACAGATCACATAAGTTTTCTAATTCTGTTGGATCATTAATTGTACCAACATTGATAGCAGAAAGAATACAAAGTGCAATCTCTCCTTCTGGATCATCTATGTGTTGTATTGGTTTAGTAGGTAATGTAATTTCTTGACATAAGTTTGACATAGAAACTTTGTCTTTAAAACTTGAGTGAGTATTACAGTGATCAATATTCATTATATAGATACGTCCTGTTTCTGCTCTTTCTTTTAATAAATCAAAAAATAAATCTTGTGCTGGCATAGTCTTTTTAGGTATGCTATCATCTTTTTCGTATTTCTTATATAGTGCATCAAATTTCTCTGTACCAAATGCATCATACAATCCTGGTGCGGTGTGTGGTGAGAATAAAGTTATTTCTTCTTCGTTAATAAATCTTTCATAAAACAGTTTTGAAATTTGTATAGAATAATCCATACGTCTTACTCTATTGTCTTCTGTACCTTTGTTATTTTTTAGTACAAGTATGTCTTCTATCTCTTGGTGCCAGATAGGGAAGTGTACAGTTGCGTTTCCACCACGTACACCATTTTGTGTGCAACATCTCACAGTTGATTCGAATTTTTTTAGAAACGGAATGACTCCTGTGTGTGCAACCTCTCCACCTCTTATTTTAGAATTGATGCCTCTGATACGTCCTGCATTGATTCCTATACCTGCTCTTCTGGCAACATATAAACCTATTGCCATATCGCTTGAGAATATAGATGGAAGTGAGTCGTCACTGTCTACAAGAACACAAGAAGCAAATTGTCTAATAGGTGTTCTTACTCCTGACATAACTGGAGTTGGAATATTAATTTTGTGTAATGAGATAGCATCATAATATTTTTTAATATATGACAGTCTTGTTTTTTTAGGATAGTTAGCAAATAGTGTTGCCGCAATCATCATGTACATATCTTGAGGTGTTTCGTACAATGTTCCTGAACTTCTGTCTTGTACAAGATATTTGTCTACAACTTGTCTTAGTCCTGCATATGTAAAATTTAAATCTCTATCTCTTTTTATCCACGTGTTTAGTTTTTTAATTTCTGTAGATGTATAATTTTCTACAATGCCTTTATCATAAACACCTAGTCTAATATTTCTAACAATTAATTTTAATAATGGAATGTATTCGTATTGTCCGTGTGCTTCTTTTCTAACATCATATGAAAGAAGTCTTGCCGCCGCATACTGATAGTTTGGATAGTCTAAAGAAATAAGATCGTTTGCTGAACGTACTAAAACATTTTGTATATCTTTTGTTGTCATACCATCATAAAATTGTATGTTGGCATTCATTTCTATTTGTGATGCTGACACACCTGGTAAACCTTCACAGGCTTCTTCTACTACAAAATGTATTTTATTAATATCCAGGTTCTCATACTTGCCATTTCTTTTCTTAACTTTTAAGTTTGCGTTGTTGGCAGTATTCATTACTCTTTTACTTTTTATTCCTGAGGTTTGTAAATTTTTTATTGTCTCTTTGTATTTTTGTGTTGTTGTTAAAGTCATATTTATCGTAATTTTCAATTCTCCATTTAATATAAAACCTTGGTTCCGTTTTACATTTTTTTAATGTATTACTATTATAAAAGATTAATTTATGTTTGTCTATTGATTAATTATATTTGTATATAACTATTTGTGTACAACCTACAATTTTATTGCAAGTTAAACCAATGTCTCAACTTCAACATCCATAGTTGCCGCTGACCCACTGTTGGTAGTAGTGTATTTTACGATAACTGTTTTATCAAGTGATGTAGAATCATCTCTTCCTATTACCGCTGTAAGTTCAACTCCAACGTCAGATGCACTTTCATTAAAGTTATCGTCGTACTGTACGCCGGCAGATGAGGCACACATAGTAAATGTACCTACTCTAAGATTTGCACCTCTTTCGATTTTGTAATTCAACACAATTGATTTTCCAAGAGAAGCAGATCCTGATGGAAATTCTAAAGTAGTAGTGGTGGCCGTCGATGTGTTGTTTGCTAACGAAATCTGTTTTACTGCTTTAACCTGTTTACCAATTCCTTGTACTTCAGGTGCCATGTTAAGTTCTGAACTACCGTCTGTTCTTCGTAGATCAGATCTTTCAAAATAGTCTGCAATACTTTCACACTCGTCGGCATTGTAATCTACAACAGGTACTTCTCTAATTGAACCAACGCCTTCAAAATTGTTACCTACTGTTTTTGCATACCAGTTTCCAAAACTAACAACATTTTTAATACCACCGTTGTTCAATACACTGATTGCGTTCTGTCCAATATCGCTCCATCTTGAATTTAAAAATTGTATATTTCTAGGTCCTGTTATTAATCCATTTCCTGAACCGTTTGTTGTTTGTCCAAGTCTTGCACCGTAGTAAGCAACAGAAAAATCACAGTCTCTAAATCTAACTGATGTTATGTCATGTGATAAATCTATTAGTCTTGCATATTTTGTAAATGAACATTGATCAAACACAACGTTCGATGATGGAAGTGCTGTTGTTGATTGATTTGAAACTGCTTTTGAACCTGAAGCATCTGCACCGCCTGATGCATATGTTCCTTGCCATTTACAATTTCTTGCATATAAATTTGTTGTACTATCAATTGATAATCCTACTTTTGCTGTACCTTGTTTAAAAGTAATTCCTTCTATTGAAATATTCTTTGGTGTAACTGCACTACCCGAACCAATACTTCCGTGTCCGTTTCCTGCGTTGTCAACTGTAACTGCTAGGTTGTCACCTGATCCAGTTCTGTATAATATTGTTTTGTCTTGCCCTTCACCAACTAAATGTGCGTAAGGTGGAATTTTTATTTCAGCAGTAATGTTGTATTGTCCTGCAGGAAAAAATAAAATTCTTCTTGCTCTCACATCTGTTTTATCAGTGTTTCTATAAAGTTTTTCTAATGCTTTGTTGATTGCAGTTGCGTCATCTGTTGACCCATCTCCTTTTGCACCAAAGTCTTTTACTGAAACTCTTTCGTCTAATTTTGTTTGTAATGTTCTTTGTGTTGCGTCACCTGATATTCCAGGATCGCCTAAGTAACCGTGATATAGATATTTTAATGCGGCACCAAATGCAGATGAACCTGTTGTAACAATCTCTGTATTTCCTATTGCAGGTGCTCCGTCTGCCAGTGTACCGTTACCTATGTATAATTTTTGATCATCTATTACCCAACCTAATTCGCCAGCCGCTAACTGTGGCAGATCCGTTGATTTTCCACGTCTGTGTTGTATTCTAGATATCTGTACTATTGGCATATAAATTCCTTTGTAACGTTATTTATTAAAGGATTGCCTTGTAGTATTGTTCCAATTTAGCATACCATTGACTAACCCAATGGTCGTAGTTGTCGATTTCAAATGTTTGATATTCGTTATTCTGTGTGCATATAAAAATTTTACCTGTACGTATTTTAGTACCGTATTGAATGTTATGTGCTTCAGAGTATGCACACAGTTGAAGAAAGTAATCTTCAACCCATTCTTTTTTCTTTAATCTACGTGCTTGTTTGAAATCCATAATAGCAGGTTCGCCTTTAAACACACCAACAAGATCTGTTGTTCCTGCATATAATTCAGGATAATATAGATTAACTTCTGACCCCCAAACTTCTGATACATCACTTAATCCATTTTCTATAATAACATTTGCCATTGTCCATGCTTTTTGTTGTATAAGGTTTGAGCCGGGTGTTCTGTCTTCACCTTTGACGTGTTTCTCTAAACTTCTGTGCATCACAGTTCCGATATTTGCTGACTCTGTTGTAATTTGTTGTGCTTTTTCTACACCAATTCTCTTACGCCATGCGTGTAAGTGTGTCATATCTTTGGTTGCTGATAGAACTGTGGTTACAGATGGAACAACTCTACCATCTGGTGTTTCGTAATGTCTTTTTTTATCTCGTGTTGTTTTTGCAATCTCTCCATATGGAAATTTTTGTAGGTAACGAATTCCTTTAGATTTTAACACGTCTTCAGATATTTTCATTTACTCAGTATAGTAGGTTATTAAAGAATATGCAAGTTTTTTGTGGATAATTATTTTCGTCTATTCATAGCAGATTTTGCCATCTGCTTAACTTTATCTGTAGAACCTTGGTTATCAAAATCCATTTGAGGATCATCTTCAGCATCTTTTTCAGTTTTGATAACTATTTTCTCTCTGTCAAAATCTTTTACTACTTGTTTAAGTGAGTCACCTTGGTCATACATCTGTTTGAATAAATCATAATTGAAAGTTGGAAAGCCTGTATTTTTCATAATGCTTGTTACAGCATCAAAACTTATTTGTGATGATTGATCTTTTTCGTCTGCTTCACCTCTTAATTGATTAAGGGTGTTCATTAATGCACTTTCTAGTTCTTTATTGGAATTTTGAAATTCGAGGAATCTCATCGGGTTTACTTCCCCGCTAATTTACTGAATAGTCTGTTTGATGATTCAAAAACTTCTTTAGATTCTCTTTGTTCTCTACCTTCAGGTTCAGTTCCACCTGCTTCAGCATCAGTGGCTCCAAACTCGTCTGTCATTTCAGGACCTTCAAGATCATCTAATCCTGTTTCAGCATCTGCGTCTGTGTTCATAGTGTCGTCATTGCCAATTGGATTTGAAGTAGTTTCTTCACCTGTTAATATTCTAACACCGTTATCTAGTTCTTGTCTTGTTGTACCTAGTGTTGCTTCTGCTTGTTCGATAGCAGGTTGAATTTTTTGTAAGAAAGCATCTGCCTTTTCTGCTCCCATTTCGTCTCTAATTCTATCAGCAAGTTCTAACATACCTTCAGTTTTCATTGATGCTAAATCTTCTAAGAAAGATGTAACTTTATCCATCATATCTTTTGCCGCTAATATTAATTCTGATTGTTCTTCTACGCCTTCTTTAACTTCTTTACTTGCCATAAGTTTTGCCGCCGCCGATCTTTCATCTGGACTTAATGCTTGTCCTTTTTTAAGTTTGTGTTTAATCGGATCAGTAGCCTTTGCTATAATCGGATTTGTATCTTGCCCTACACCAACTTCTGAAATACCTTTGCTTTTGTAATCATATTCTCTTATTGCTTGGTTAACAATATCAAGCATCATTTGACTTTTTTGATAGTCATGATTTTTTAGTTCTTGACCAAAGTGCTCGTTTTGAGTAATGTTATGAATTTTAGTTCTAACTTTGTTTGCAGTATCTTCTAGTTCTTCTTTTGTAAATTTGCTCAAGTCCATAGTTTGATTGAATCTTGATTCAAACTGCGTTAAAAGTGATTCAGTAGTAATCGGTTTTGTAAGTTCGTTGCTGTGCATATGATATATTTATGAAGTAAAACTACATTATGTAGAAAAGGTTTGGGTGAATATATCCATTATTTGTTGCTTGTATTGGTCTGCAAGGCGGTTTGCGTCCTCAAATTTCTGTGTTTGTATCTCCATTCCTATCTCATTCTTTTCTTTTTTAGCCATTTTAAACATTCTTCTAGAGTTTGTAATAGCAAATAAATGTGATGAAAATGCTTCGTCTAACTTTAATACATGATGAGGTTCGCTTTTGCCATCTGCTAGATTATGTGCCACTAGAATTGCTGTTTGTTTTAAATGTATATCATCGTAGAGTATAGTTGCTTTAACCATATCAGCAATAACATAGATATAACGAGTTCCGTCAGAACGTTTAGGTACAATAGCAATATTGCCTATTAATATTCCTTTAGAAAACTGTTTGGGTAAATGTCTAAAAGGTCTACGTTCTTCATCTTTTTTTGCCAAGTTGGCAAGTTTAGACTTTAGGCCGTAAGCCTCTATCTGTTTTACCAGTTCATATCTATTTTTTATTCCCATGGTGCGATATCCGTATAGTTCTATTTACTGCGAATTGAGTGTCCGTTGTAAGTTTTTTTCTTACAAGCACACTTTTATCTGCTAGAAGTTTTGCAATTTGAACTTCTTCGACAGAAAGTTCACTTTGCCTAAAAGACGGTTTCTTTGAATATTTTTTTAGAAAGTCTAACTGACTTTCTGAAATCCATACTCGCACTTTTGCGGAAATATTAATAAACATAAAATTGGTAATTTAAAGTAGTTATACTAGCCTGGCATTTTCATAAGGATAACCACTACTGTTGATAGTAATCCTGCTATGACTGTGCCTGCTGTTGCTATAATAGTTTTTGAATGAGATTTTTGTCCTGTCTTCATATCATTGTTGATATTAGTTAAGGTTGATTCAATCGCACTTAATCTGTCGTGTAGACCTTTATATCGTTCAGCACATAGGTCAACGTGTGCTTCTAAGTTTTGTTTTTCTAAGTCTGTGCTCATAAATCTCAATTCCTTTTTTACATCGGTTAGATGGTTGTAGATTGCCTGGAATTGTGCCTGTGTCATTGCCTAGAATGCCTATTAGTGTTGTTTAGTTGCCTAAGTGTGCCTTAATCAATGATATTTATCGTATGTCGTAGAATAAGAAATGTATGTCTTTTTTAATTTTCGTATTGTGATAGTATGTCTTTTACCATGTCTCTTTTTTCAGTTGCACTCTTTTCTTCTACTTTTAGTACAAATGTATTTCTGGTATTATTATCTTGTGTTAGGAAAGCATTTTGGGGGAAGGTTGCAGTCTCTTTGCAAAAGGATATAATTGGTATTAAATCTAAGTCTTTTTCTATGGCTCCTGTTGGACCATCTGTGTCGGCATACACATCATTTTGATCTGTATAAAATATGAAACACCATACTCTATGTTTCCCTTCGTATACTTTACCAAAGTTTGTATTTGCTGTGACAACTGTGTTACTAATTGGATGTTGATCCCAAGTTATGTTTGCTCTTAATTGTAATGATTGTACCAATGTATTAAAGTTGTGTTTTTGATCTTTTGCCTGGCTTAATGTTTGTTTGTCATGTACTAGGTCGCCACTCTTTGTCTTAAAAGGAAATGCCTGATTTAAGTTTCCTGAATCCGATATGTCTATTAGGGTTTGTACACAATATATTGCCATTATTATTACTTAACACTCATAACAAAAGGGCAAACAATTTCTTGCCTGCCCTTTTGAATATTATTAGTATTAGTGTAATATAAAATTACGCAGATACTATAAATTGTCCGCCTGCTGTTGCAGTTGCAGAAGCCAAGTTGATTGAGTCAACTGTGCCTAATGCTCTTAATTCTTTCTGCAATGATGCCGCGTCCCACTGTGAATTGTCAACTGCGATGTTAACTAATCCCGCTGTTCCTTCTGAATTGAATGCGATAGGGTTTAATGCTCTCGCGATTGCTTCTAAAGTAGAACCTTGTCCACCTTTTGCCGCAACGCTCGCCCCACAATCAAGTACGTAGAAACCAACGTTTGCTGTAGAGTATAGTGCCGCGTGTGCGTGTCCTAATCTAGAACTTGCTGGTATTGTTTGTCCTGCCATTGTAATATCCTCCTTTTTTTCTCTGATTTACATGACTGTATCACCGCTCCGGTGACACATTGTAAGTATTTAGTAAATTGATTGGTAAATTCTGTGGATATATTACCGTTTTTGGTTCTTTTTTGCTCTTTCGTGTATAGATTGTAGTAATCTAACAAATGCAAAGCCACCATTTGCAATATCGTCCACCATTTTCATTATAGGAACATAAGCACTTACTACGTTTGCTGGAATAGACTTTCCGTCTTTTGCAAGTTCAACTGCCATCTTTGCTCTTCTGATATTTGCTGATTCAACTAATATTCTGTAAGCATTTAATTCATCTCCAGACATTTTTTTAGTATCTACACCTGTTTCAGCATCTAATACATTGTCTAATTCAAAGTCTTGTTTTTTAGAAAACTCTTCAACTCTTCTAGAAATGTCTGTGCCTGGTAGTTTGGCTCTTACTGCTTGAAGTAATCTAGTAACTGTAATTTTTTTTCTTCTAGTATCTAATGAATCAAAGTCTGCTATCGCTCTTCTTAAGTTTCTATAGTCTCCGTTAGTAATACCTAAAGCAGTTTCCATAGCAGTTAAAAATCCATAATCATCTTGCATCATTCTAAGATATCTTTTAACAACAAGAGTAGGTACACTCTGTCTTTGTCTTAGAGCCTGTGCGGCGTTGCTATTAGACAACTTTAATGCAATAGCAGGATCTCCGTCTACTACTGCTAACATATTATGAAGATCGTTTGCTGAATATCTTACTTTATCAAAGCCACCATATGTCATTGTTTCACGACCATATTGTCTTGCCCATCTAGATGTTTGTGAGAAACGTTTTAATAAAGATAGACTTAAAAAACTAATGTAGATCTTTTCACATATCTCTTGAAATGTATATCTAGATAGTTCTCCTGGACGTCTAACTACTCTACCTTCTGCTACGAATTTTAAAAATGGTGCTTTCATATCAGTATTTATTTTTTAAATTTGTTGACTGCTGTAAGGTTACGTCTTGAGAAACCTAATCTATCTACTAGTTTAACTGCATTACCCATTCTGTCTACTGCAACAAATCCTTCTGGATCAGTAACTTCTAAACCGTTATCAGTTTGTGCAAATGATCCAATAGCCATTGCTTGATTCATTTTTTTAAGTACAAAGCCTTTCATAGTTTGTACTGCTTTATAAAATGTCAGCATCGCTTGTAATGGTTTTCTAACTCTCGCAAGAAATTGTGGCATCTGTTTCATTTTGTCTTGTCTTACTGCTAATGCCTTTTGTGCTTTTAGTCCTGCAATTTGTTGTTGCATTCTAGCATTGTAAAATTCTTTAAACCCTCGTAAGTATTCGTTTATGTTTGTAGGCAACTGTCCTTCTTTAACCATTGCATTAATATACAATTGAAAGTATCCTACAAAGTCATTGTTCTGTCCAAGTTGTCCTGCAAGGTCTCTTGGTACGTTTGCTAATAATGATTCTAATTTGTCTAGACCGTTCATAAACTGTTCTGTTTCTTTTGCTGTAAATTTAGCAGAGCCTGATACATCTTTATAAACTGCATTATCAAAAAATACATCTGGGTTTGCACTTAATGATTGAATGTTTGCTCCGCCTTTAGCATTCATAGTAGCAAGTGTATCACCAACATAAGTTGTATGAAATATAATTCCTAGTTTTGCCGCATCTATTTGTTTACCTAGTTCTGATTGTTCTTCTACTGCGTATGTTATTGTGTTAGGTGTAAATGTTATGTGTGGTTTACCTTTGACATTCTTTCTTGTTATATCGTTGTCAGTAAACAATAAGTCTCCTTGTAATACTTCTTTAATATCTAGTTTTTGTAAATGTACAAGACATTTTAAAAGTTTTTGTCCAAGATCTTCTGTTCCGTGATTCTTTGCTATGTCTTTCTTTGTGTAGTTAATTTTTGCACCTTTGGCAAATACTGATTTAGTACCTACAAAAAATTTACCATTGTCTGGATTAGTTCCACAAACGACAGCAGGTGCACCATCCCATTTTACAGATACTTCCATTGACTCTGCTGATGATCCTTGTAGTGTTACTAACAATCCACGGAAGTACTCAACGACAGACTTACCGCCTTCGTATCCGTTTGTTATTACAAGATCTTCGATGTGCTCTAGGTGTGTTCGCTTAAACTCGTTAAGGACGTCTTCTATTAACATTATTCATCCTCTTCTTTATATTCACCCTCTTTAATGATTAATGATTCTTTTATTCTTTTTAATTCTTTTATTCTTGAAACACCATTATTGAATTTTGTTGGGTCCATTTGTTTTACTGCGGTTAAGAACTTCTTCTCTAATTTATAAGCAGTTTCTTGGTCAAAATTCTCTCGTATGAAACCAAAAAGGTTAATAGACGAGTCAATAATGTGGCTGGCTCTACTCAATACAAGATTTTCCTTGTCCTGTGTTTTGTTAACCGTTGTTAATTCCTCTAATATACTACGAGTTTTGTTTTGCATAATGGTATTTAACTCATATTATAGCAGAATTATATTAATTGTCTATGGGTAAAACAATAAATATTGTTAATATGGGCCGTTATGTCGTTACTTTTATTAAAAACATCACTGAAAAATAAAAATAAAAACGTACTCCGAAACAATCCAACAATATACACTTTTAGAAATTCCTCCCATTATGATATGGGAGATGCCGACGAAGATGGTTGGATAGTACTAGGTATCCTAGGAGCAGTAATTAGTTTATGGTGGGGATTTATACATTTAATAGATGCTTTTACATTTAATTTTATAGTGTGGTGGGTTGAGCCGTTCACTGTATTACCTGTTTTTGCTTATCTATTAATGATCGAATTCACACAACGTAAAAATCCAATGCATTGGTGGCCTTTAGTCTGGGGATATAAGATTCAAATGCCAGACAATGAAAGAATAACATTACATCCAATAGACGAAGAAGACTTACTAAAAGAATATGGTGGTCCTTTAAATGTTTATGTTGATGGAAACTGTATTAAGTTTCGTAAAGAAAAAGATGCAATAGTTTATAGTCTAACTAGACGGTACTCATAAAAAAAGGGCGATACCGAAGCACCGCCCTAATCTTGTCTCAATTATTATGCAGAGTAGTTAATTACTTTTCTACCTGATTTTTTAAGCAATGAAATAACATTCGCTTTCATTGTTAATGCAGAAGCCTTCGGTGCAGTACCTAGTACTTCTACTGTAAAGTCAATACCTTTAGAAAGCAACTTGTTAGTCGCAGTTTTTCTTGCAGTACCTTTTACAGCCAAGTTTTTAAACTTGATCTTACCACCGTGTACTTCACCATTTACTTTGTATGAAGATGCCGGCTCCGCAAATACACCAATCTGCTTCGCTCTTGTTTTGAAGTTTCTTGTGTAGATAACGTATTGTGTTGAGTTTGCCATGTTGTTTTTTCCTTTTTCATGATTCGGAAAAAAAGTTTTAAACATTGTTGATAACATTTTGCCTCTTTCTTTCCATGGTTAAAAGTTATAATCGGAATTTCAATCTCTTTTATCCTTACAACTTATAAACACATTATACACGAATACAGTTTAAAGTCAACCGTATGAACAATCTTTTTTGGTTAGTTGTCTTTGATGTCTGGAACATGAAATAAATCAATGCCTTCTTCTAGTAATTCTTCTGCTTCATTGTTAGTAGCACTACCATAAAACTCTTCGTTTCTTTCTCCTCTGTGTGCTTTTCTGGCCTCTTTGGCAAAGTCTTTACCAACGTTCTCAAAGTTTTTCTTAACATGGTCTTCTAATTGTTTTAATAATGTTCTTGCTCTACCACCCATTACCAATTGCTCACTAGTCATGCTTTTAATTTCTCTCTTACCACGTGTTCTAGATTTTTTACTAATGTTCGGAGCCATTATGTCTCTTCGTACTTTGCCATCACACATTGGACATACTAATTGTCCTGATGCCAATTGATTTTCAAAGTCTTCTATGCTAGGAAACCAACCTTCGAATGTATGTTTGTCATCGTCTTCACAAATAAGTTTATATTTTATGCTCATATTGTCTCGTTTATGTTAAATGTTATAGGCCAATGACCAAATTTCTTTGTACTTTCGTATTTAATAACTTTAATGTTAGATATTTCTAACTTACTATCTTTTGTTGTTATAAATTTGTCTATACTTCTTAATGTTTGTCTTTCTTGCAGTGATGGTGTAGTAAATGCTGGTATGTCTGCAAGATGATTCACTAGTCCTTGTTGTGTTAAATTTATATCATACTCTTCTATTAGTTGGTCATCAGTAACATGAAAATCTGTACAGAGTAGTGTTCTATCATCTACCATATCCATCATTTCTTTTGCTTGTTCTTTAAAGATAAAATCAGAAACTTCTGCTCCTGGGTCTGTTGTTTTAGACAAATTGTTAGGGTAACTAGTAAAGCCACTTATTATATTGTAATTTTTATAGTATAGTTTTTGCCAAACTTTACATTGGTTTTCGTTTGCACCTTCTACAAAGAATTTAAAGGTTGAGAACTCTATATCTTCTGGTGCGTTATTAAAAATAACACAATTTCCTTTTGCCCACTTGTCACCGTCTTCTGGACTGGTATAGTTTCTTTTGTAACTGTGTCTGATTTTAATACTGCTTCTAAGATGTTCTGGATATCTATTAACAACACAAAGATCAAACTCTTGCCGATTTATATCAAACTCAGGAGTTTTACCAGGATTAAGTTGATTATGATTAACAAACAGGACTTTCATTTAAAGTAATTATAACATTGACTTTAAAAATTGTCTATCGTAATATATAATTACAATGCCAACTATTACAGACATATATTCTAGAGAAGACATAGAGAATAAAGATAAAAGAATACAAGAACTAGAAAGAGATCTCAGCAATCTACAATATCAAATAACTGAATATCAACAAATAGTTAAAGAGTTATCTGATAAACTAATCGAGTTTAACAAGTATAAAGAAAAGTTAGATAGTTAATTTATTCTCTTATTAAATCACAGAACAGTGAATGATATCCATATGCAAATGTTTGTGTATGTAAAAGGTTAGACTCGATAATTTCAAATCCGTGTGCGTTTAATAATTTGCAAAGGTCTGGTTGATCACTGTTAACCATTTTGTGTCTTTCATCTATGTTAAGCACTTGTAGGTTAACATACTTTGAGCCAAGAGGATGTTTGTATGCACCTTTGTCTTTTAATGTTTCTACCCAAATCTTTTTGTAGTCTTTGAATACTTTAGGTATTGCTTCTCCGGATAACCTATCAGCATTACACAATAAAGTATTACCATCTAGTGGCATAATATTATTACACAGTGATTCGTAATGATAAAACCTACCAGTTACTTCTACCTTGTATTCATCACCGAGAACACCTTGTAACCATTCTGCACCTAACATATTAGATCTAGCACTCGTAAAGTATAATATAGTCTTGCCAAACTTTAGTATATCAGTTCCAACAAATAATGGTTCATTGTTTCTTGCATAAAGTTTATTATCTTTTTGTGATATGGATCCCATTTCTAATTTTGATTTAGGAGCAACAATATATACTCCGCCATTCTCTTGAACATATTGTTTTATTGGTCCATACACTTGTGATTCATAATGTCTAGATCTATAAGGGTGTGGACATTCAATTACTTTGTTACCGATAGTTACTAATGTTTCTCTCATATTAAGAGTATTCATACCAGTACATACCCAATCGTGTGTTGCAACTGCTGACTTCCAGTTTGCTCTAGTAGGCCTAATAATTTCAATATCAAAATCTACTTTTAATCTATCTATTAATAGAAATATGTTTTCGTTTACACTTTCAATAACATCTTCTGGTATCTTATAAGGAAAGTGGCCGCCTTGGTCTCCTGGATAGGTTAGCCAAGTTTTAAACATAGGATCTTCGATAGGCCAGTTGGCACCATCAGGTCTTCCAACAACTATTGATTTGAGTTTACCATATTCAGTATTAGATTGTATATTCATTATAATAGTATTTAATGGCTCGCTATTGGCTCGCTATTAGGTCTTGGAAATTGAGGATTATTATGAATAGTCTGGCGTAGGTCCGCCGTACTTCTTGCCTTTGATTCTTTTACCAGCAACTTTTTGTGTTCTCCCGCCAATCTTTTCATTACGATTGCCAGTTCTTTTCTTTTTGCCTTGTGATTTACAACTTGATACCCACGATGCAGGTAAGTCTGATGCTGGTCTAGAACAAGCACTTGCCGGAGCAGGGCCTATGTTCTCTATGTTTAGTACTTCGTTTATCTTCATGTTGTAGATATTTAGCAACTATCATATTTGCAGTTGATCTTAATACTATGTAACAATTTGTGTATAACAATGTAATAGTCTTAGTAATAGGTGTATAAGGTGTTTAGGTGTATAAGGTGTTTAGGTGTATAAGGTGTTAAGGTGTTAAGGTATTTAGGTCATGCTTTTAGGTTATGACATGATCAAACAATAAATACTCATATGAAGATCAAAGAATTTATCCTAGTGCCATCAAAATCACAAGATACTACATCTTGTGGCACTACATCTAGTATCGCTCCGACCGAGTCGGCACAAGATATAGTATCGCAAGATATAGTGGAAAAAAATAGGTTGACCACAATTGACGAACATGGTGATCATTCAGCCATCGCAGAAGGCGTGAGCCAAATTTTAAGAAGGAATCCTAAAAAAGGTTTGAGCAAAGGATTTAGATGTACCACTGGACCTAGGAAGGGTCGTATCGTCGCCAAACCGGCAACCTGTTTCGCGAAAAGAGATCCACAGAAGGGTGCAAAGATTAAAAAGAAAAGACAGATGAAGGCAAGACAGGCAGGAAAGAAAATGGCCATAACCAAACGAAGTAGACCTTCATCAAGAAGATTAAAAACCGTTCAGACAAGAAAGAAAAAATCTACTATGCCATCCTTTGGAGCAATTTCATCTAGAAAGCCGTTGCAAAGATCAGGTGGCAAAAGATTGAAATCTAAAATAGTCAAAAGAAAAAAGTAGTTCTCCTACATATAGTACCATAAAAAATTTCCGA